CGGATATCGAAGCATCGGAGGCCGCGGTCTCTAAGTGGCTCGAAGATTACGCCGACCTATTCCCGGCCGGCAGTAAGAGCGACGAGGGATCGCAGAACCCGCCCGACCAGGCGGGGGGATCCGAGAATGAGAGTCCGACACAGGATGAGCTAGCGGCCCGGCGGATGCAAAACGCCATGACCGGCGGAAGCGTGGCACAGCCACGGATGGATGAGCTTATGGACCAGGTGTCCAAGGCGTCCCCCGCCGAACTACTCGCCATGATCGAAGCCTCCAAAAGGGGAGGCGCATAACCTAAAGGTGATACATGCCAACGACTTATACCGGACTGACTAGTACCAATGCGGCATCGCTTGGTACCAGTCTTGTCCAGACGGCGTACGATAGGCTGGTCGAATTCAGTCTTCGTGCCTACCCTATGTTCCGCCAGATTGCTGACAAAAGGCCGGCGCAGCAGGCTATGCCTGGCTCCAGTATCGTTCTCCAGCTCTATGCGGACCTCGCTACCGCGACGACCGCTCTAACTGAGACGGACGACCCGGACGCGGTTGCGACTCCGAGCACTTCCAGTGTTACCGTGACTCTCGCTGAATATGGCAATGTCACGCTGACTACGCGCAAGATTGAGCTGTTCGCCCTGTCGGACGTTGACCCCGCAGTGGCGGATATCGTCGCGTTCAATATGGCCGATTCGCTCGATGTGATCGTCCAGACCGTTCTACGCGGTGGGACTAACATCATTTCGCGTAACGCCGGCGTCATGAAGTCTAATCTTCTGTCCGGTGGTGCGGGCACTACTGGTGCCATCGCTGCGGGTGACACGATCACCTCTCCGATGGTGCGGCTTGGCGTCGCCAAGCTGCGGGCGAATAAGGTCGTTCCCCGAAAGGGAGACCTCTACTACACCGTTCTTCACCCGGAGGTTTCTCACGATCTTCGTGCGGAGACCGGCGCAGCCGCGTGGCGTGACCCCCACGTGTACAGTTCGCCCGATCAGATCTGGGCCGGTGAAATCGGCCAGTATGAGGGCGCGTTCTTCGTGGAGTCCCCGCGCTGTTACACCGCGAATGATGGTGCGACCGCCGGCAAGGTCTACCGTGGTTACATGTGCGGTAAGCAGGCTTTGGCCGAGGCCGTAAGCCAGGAGTTCAGGACGGTTATCGGTAACGTTACCGATAAGCTGCTTCGTTTCCGACCGCTCGGTTGGTACGGCGTTGCCGGTTGGGCTCTGTACCGTCAGGCCGCGCTTATCCGACTGGAAACCTCTTCCAGCGTCGCGTAAGGATGGTTACGTGGGAAGCCCGAAAGGGCTTCCCCTTTCTCAATGGCAAACGTAGTTTACGACGCGGCACGCGCCGCGTATCTCTCCGGTGGCCTGAATTGGTCTACCGACACGGTTAAGGTCGCGCTCGTAAGCGGTTACACGTTTTCGAATGCACATGTGAACCTTAGCGATGTTACGGGTGCGGGTGCTGGCACCATTGCAGCCACGTCCGGGGCGTTGTCATCCAAGACAACCACGGCCGGCGTCGCGGACGCCGCGGACATCACCTATACGGCGGTACCCGCCGGTGCCGCATGTCAGAACCTCATCATCTACAAGGATTCAGGCGTAGCGTCGACATCTCCGCTCATTGCGAGGATTGACACCGCGACCGGCTTGCCGGTCACGCCCAACGGGGGCGACATCGCGGTCTCGTGGGACAACGGAGCCAACAAGATTTTCAAGCTCTAAATGACGACGCTCAATAACTCGGCGGAAGGTGGCACTAACGGTACTACCGTAACGGTTGCCAACTCTGACGCCACGAGCGGAACCGCGTGGGACACCGTTACAATCGGCTCCGGTGGAGCTGCGCTCACCTACGACAATACCCACACGTACGGGACGCTCGCATATAAGTGCGTGTCGGGTACCTCGATCACCAGTCTCGCGTGGTCGACCTCACTCGGCACGCTTGGTGAAGCGTGGGGCCGCGTCTATCTCTACATGGATTCGCTCCCGTCATCAATTTCAGCCGGATTGCTCCGGATTACGAACGGCAGCTCGCAGGTGGCGCGGCTCACGATCTCCGGAACCGGAAACATCGAGCTGCGGAACGCCGCGAACACGAAGCTTGGTCAGACGGTTACCGGCGTTGCGATTGGCCAATGGGTGCGCGTTGAGTGGCACTGTGTTCCTCTCGCGACGAACGGCACGATAGAGGTCCGACTCTTCAACTCCGCGGATTCCATAACTGCGGACGAGTCGACGGGCTTCACCAATGCCGCTCTGCTGACGAATCTCACGCAGGTCCAGCACGGCCCCGTCAACAACGTTGCGTCGGGGACGTATTGGCTCGACAACCTGATCGTGACGACGCTGGATTGGGCGGGACCTGTTGTTCAGCCCGTCACGCCGGCGGGCGTGACGTCTGGCGAGACGTTCGGCACAGCCACGCTCACCCCCGGCCCCGTTACGGTCTCGCCGTCCGGCGTCGCTTCGGGTCAGGCGTTCGGCGTCGATGCGCTCAGCTTGAACGTTCTCCCGGGCGGGATCGCCTCTAGTGAGGCGCTCGGAACGCCGGCTGTGGCTCCGGGCTTGTGGACTGTGGCACCAGGCGGGATCACGTCGGGCGAGGCGTTCGGCACAGCCACGATCAGCCGTGGGTTCGGTGTGCTGCCATCCGGGATCCCATCCGCCGAAGCGTTCGGCTCGACCACCCTCGTCTACAGCCAGGCCGTAGCGCCGACAGGGATCGGCTCCGCCGAGACATTCGGTGTCCCTGTCGTCAACATTCCATGGCTTATCGCCCCCCAGGGCATCGACTCCGCCGAGGCTTTCGGCCTCGCGAATCTCGTGCAATGGGTATTGCATCCGCCGGTAATCAAAGAAGGTCCCGTCGCAGACGGACCGCTATTCAGCCGGTACAAGCTTTATCGCGGGATATCCATCATCCAGGATGCCGACGGGTCATGGCGCACCGCACGTTATCCGGCGCAGACGGAGCTAGAGACCGCGCTACGCGTGTATATGGGTGGGCGCATGTATCCGCTCACCTCAGACGATCGAGCAATGCTGATATCCGCCGGATTCGGCGACTACATAGAGGAAATCTAATTTTGGCTAAGTCCAAGAGTAAGACAGGCAAGCCGAAGCCGAAGCCGAAGGGCTTCAACAACGTCGCTAAAGCTATGGCGAAAAAGCAGGGCGAGCCCATGGCGGATGTGAAAGCTGAGCTGGCCGCGTCCACGCGCAAGGCTTCGCCGGCCGCCAAGAAGAAAAACCCCAAGCTAAAGAAGGTGAAGTAATGAAGATCGAAGCGACCAAGGACTCATTTCACGACAACATCTTTTATTTCACCTACGACGCGCTAGAGGGTGATTCTGCGGTAATTGATTTCGGAGATGGTGAGAGCAAGCCGATCTTTCCCCCGCGCGGTCAGGTCACGCACCAGTACGACAGGGATGGAAAGTACACGGTGAAGGTCTCCCAGGGTAAGAAGTCTCTTGCGACCGCGACCGTTACCGCGAAGTCCGGGAATGCGAAGGTTGTCTGAGACCCGCTGTACCTGCGGTTCCGGCCACGCCACATTCGGCGCTTGCCTGCGATCCAAGAATATTCGCGTTGGCTATTGCCGCTCCGCCGCCGGCGGAGGCGACTACACCGAACAAAAGAAATGGGATTCGGAGCTAGCCGCCTACCGATCGGCTCGGGCGCAGGGGATCCAGCCGGACGGCACGCGTACACAGCAGATCCAAAAGGCCGTAGAGATCTCGGACAAGACGGGGCGTGCTTATGGCGACACCTCTTGAGGTTGCCGGCGAGCTTAACCGCTTGGCGCACACGACCGGCCTCGATGAGGCCGGCGCAGCCAACGCCTACGCGGGAACCACCGGGCTCGAAACCGTGGGTGCATTGAATGTCAAAGCCGGCACCGCCGGTCTAGAGATGCAAGGCGTGTGCAACGCCCTGGCCGGCACAGCCGGCCTCGGTGTGGTCCTCGCTCTCTCGATGATTGCGACTCCGCCATGACCACATATGACGCGTTGGTGGATTTGGTCCTAATGAATTTGCAAGGGTTCTCGCTCGATCAGGACCAAATTACCTACTTGACGAATCCGATCAATCCCGCCGATACCACATTCGCCGTAAACGACGTGGCAGAGACAAGCCGCGGGCTTGTCGAGATTGAAGATGAACTAGTCTGGATTCAGTCCATCGATAGTACCTCGATGACTGCGACGACCGCCCCGAAGGGGCGCGGCTGGATGGGTACAACCGCGTCGGCGCACGACGCCGGAACGGTCGTCAAGAACAATCCGAAGTGGCCCAAGGCCGTAATCAAGCGTGCGATCAACGATGTAATCACGTCGACTTATCCAGATCTGTTCAAAGTTCAAACGACCTCGTTCACCATCCAGGCCGCAAAGTTCAATTACGATCTTCCTGCCGATGCGTCCGATGTGCTCGATGTGACATGGGATGTGATCGGGCCAACGAAACGTTGGCCCCGCGTCCAGCGATGGCGGTACGTACCCAATGCGGACAGGACGACTCATCCCACGGGAAAGACCGTTGAGATACTGGACTACATTGTTCCCGGCCGAACCGTAAGCGTCACCTATTCGGCGCTGCCGGTGAAGATGTCGGGCGGGACGGACGAATTCAGTGTGACCGGTCTTGCCGATACGGCGGAGGATGTTGTCCTCTACGGTGCGTGTTACCGGCTCTCGGGATATCTCGACATTCCCCGGCTGCAAACTCAGAACGTCGAAGGTAACCAGCGCTCGCAGCTTGTTCCGCCGGGGGCGGCTAACAACGCCTCGAAATACTTCTACGCCCTATATCAAGAGAGGTTGAACAGGGAGCGCGAAATTCTGGTCAGTCAGTGGCCAAGGATCACGCACCTGTCGAGAATTTGAGCCCAGCACGCTATTACTCCAGCACGGCGGTTCAAACTTCGCTAGCGAGCGGTATAACCGCCGGCGCATCGAGCCTCACGGTAAATGATGCCACCGGCTATCCGGTTAGCTACCCGTTCACGATCATTGTTGATTTGGGCTCGGACTCCGAAGAGATCATGGATGTCACGTCCGCGTCCGGGGCGACATTCAACGTCACGCGCGGGATCGACGGCACCACTCCGGTTACCCACAGCGTGGGCGGCACCGTCGTACATGGCGTGAGTGCGCGCGATCACCGCGAGGCCCAGGCGCACATCGCCGCTACCGGCGGAGTGCATGGGATTGATCCGGCGTCGGCTGTCGTGGGCACCACGGACACGCAGACCTTGACGGGTAAGACCCTGGTCTCTCCCACGCTCACCACGCCCACGGTCAACGGGGCGACCGGTACGGGCGGCACGTACACGAACCCGACTCTCGTCACCCCCACGATCGCCTCATTCGCGAACGCCGGCCACACGCATGCGAACGCCGCCGGAGGCGGGAACATCCCCGAATCTGCGGTCACCGGCTTGGCCGGCGACCTGGCCGCGCTACAGACATCGATCGGCGCAGGTGCGGTCAAAGCGAATCTTCCGATCAACGTCAAAGATCGGGGAGCCAAGGGCGACGGGACGACCGACGACGCAGGCGCGATACAGAGCGCCCTGGACGCGGCGCACACCGCCGGGGGCGGATGGGTGTGGGTTCCGGCCGGTACGTACAAGCTCGCGACTCTTCCGCTACGGATCTACGGCAACACGCGCCTGACCCTGGACCCACACGCGACGTTCAAGCGTGCAGCCGCTCACGCCCTACTCGTCAACGGTGATTCAGCGCAAACCCTTGCGGGCTACACCGGACATGGTCATCTGATCATTGAGGGTGGAACGTGGGACATGCAGGGCACTACGGTGACCGGCTACAACACGGGTCTTTCGCTGGGGCATGCGGATGGAATCACTATTCGTGATGTCGAAATCAAAGACGTTCCCGGATTCCATGCGATCGAGGTCAATGGTATTCGTAACGTCCGGATCCTTAACTCGCGCTTCCGCGGCGTGTACCAGACCGGCGACCGGGCTTTCACCGAAGCGATTCAGATCGATCTCCAAAAGGGCGATGCGTACTTCGGCGAATTCGGCCCGAGCGATAACACCGCATGCGATGACGTTCTGATCCAGGGCTGCTATTTTGATTCGTCCGACACGGCGAATACGACGGCATGGCCGCGTGGGGTCGGCTCACACAATGCGACGATCACCCGATGGCAGACCAATATCCGGATCATCGGAAACCACTTCTCCGGCATGTCGCAGTACGCAATCGGTGGATATTCGTGGAAGAACACCGTAATCTCCGGAAACACCATCGCCGGTTGCGGCGGTGGAATCCTTATTCAGGCGGTGGACCCGAGCGACACCGAAGACACCAAGGATACGGGCGGCACTCAGACATCCGGGTCACAGGCGACGGACAACCATACGATTACCGGGAATGTGATTCAGGGAACCGGAACGTATGGCGATGGAATCGAGCTGCGCGGTTACTCGTCCGGGCAGGTCCGTCACGCGATAGTTTCCGGTAACACCGTCGACACGACCGGTGCGGGCAGTGCAGGCATATTCGTGTCGTTCACGAACGAATCGATTGTTGACGGGAATTACACCACGTCGACCGGCGGTACGGGGATTGTCGTAACTACCGTCAATCTCGTGCAGGTGAGTAACAATACCGTCGTGTCGCCTGGCACGAATGGGATCACGCTCGACCTCACGGCCGGGGGCTCCAATAACAGCATTCGCGGAAACCTCGTACGTCTCGCCGCGAATAACGGCGTTTCACTCATCGGCGGGTCGCTCACACAGGTACAGAATAACTTTGTTGCCGGCGCTTCGCGCTCGGCCCACATTACTTTCTATTGTTTCCTGGCCAGCGCTAGCGCGACGTCCGCGCTATTCAGCGGTAACCGCGCCCGCAAATTTGGTAGCGGTAACGAGCCGATCAACGGTTTTCACGCCACTAATACCTGTAGCGAGATCGCTCGGTACGGCAACGACTGGCATTCTTCCGGAGCAACCGCGAACCTAGACGACAACTCTCCCACACCCATAACGCAGGCGACGGACGTCACCACCTAATGACTCGCAACCTCGTCAACCGGCGGATTCCCTATCAACTAGGTTTCCGCACCTCCGGCGGCTCGGCTCCGTTCACGGATCCACGGGGCGCGTTCGATATTGCCATTGGCGGGATACCATTCCTGCTCGCCCCGACGTCGTCTTACCCCATGCATCCGATCGGCCGGAGTACCGCTGATTTCAAACGCACACAGTTTGATAACTCGCCCGAACCGGGCGAGCAGACATTGACCGGCTGGTGGATTCGTTCGCAGTCCAGTTTCCATCTCGGCGCGGGACTGAAATTCGAGGATGCGACAGAGGACACGAACCGATTCAGGTTCGATTCCTCCGAAGGTGTCGACGTGTGGACCCCGGGACACGTAACGCTCTTGCCGGCTACCGTGCAGCGGCTTACCGGTGGTACGCCTCTGCTTGCCCACGGGGCGAATGACGGGGCTAACGACCTCATCTTGTATGCGAACGGCAACGTTCTAAAGCGCGTTGACACGATGACGCCCACCACCATCACATGGGGTGGATCGGGAACGATTCTCAGTCTCACCGATAACGGTACGAACTACTTCGCCGCGGACGCCACGGGTATCTACTCCGGGACGCTCACCGGCGGAGCCGGCACGCTGGCATGGAATACCGGTTCACCGAATGTCGCCATCGGGTGGGTCAAACAGCGTCTCATGGCGGGCATCGGACCGAAGATCTTCGAGTTGACCGGAGCCGGCCCGGCGTTGCCGGCAACAGCGACCTACACGCATCCCAACGCCAATTGGCGTTGGACATCGATTACCGAGGGTTCATCGGGTATCTATTTCGCCGGCTATGCCGGTGGTCGATCGGCGATTCTGCGCCTGGCGGTGAGTGATACCGGAGCTCTCCCCACGCTCACGCAGGCGACCACGGTTGCCGAGATGCCCACGGGTGAAATCATTTACGCCATTTACGGCTACCTCGGTAGCCTCATGGCGATCGGCACGTCCAAGGGCGTACGCATCGCCCAGGTCTCCGATTCCGGAGCCATCACGTACGGCCCGCTG